AAATGACACACAAGGAGGATTTATAAAATGCTACGTAAAATAATGAATTATATGATAGGATTTATTATGTTCTTTTTGGTATGTGGTATTATTGCTCAATACTATATATCACAACCAACTGAATCAGAAGAATTAATTTGCCATAAAGGTAGATTATTGGCACGGGTCGGTGATGACGGAACTGTATATACGAAAGTAAAAGAGTTCACCTGTGATTATCAAAAAGGTATGTTAATTATTGAGGAAGAAAAATGAAAGACAAAATAAATCCTGATTATTATAAACGTGGTGGTCTAGAATCTATCGAAGTAATGGAAAGAAAATTAACAGAAGAACAATTTATTGGTGCTTTAAAAGGCAATCAATATAAATATTGGGATAGACGTGGTTTCAAACAATCTGATACTTTGAGTGAAATAGAAAAATTAGAAAACAGAATTGAAGAATGCGATAAACAAATATGGTATACAGAAAAAGAAAAAAAAGTATATCTAGATAAACTCGCAAAATTAAAATCTGCACCAGTTGCTCCTGATGAGTGGATTGAAGACCCACTTCATGACGAGGATTAAAACTTTCGGTCAGGTGTGCCACAAATGTAAACAGCCTGCAAACACTTATGACAAGAAACAATGGTGGTGTGGAAGAGACTTGTCAGCACATGGGATATGTAAGAATGATAACAAGAAGAATAGCGATTGAAGGTGAATGGTTCACTATTCAATTCTTTAAAGAAGAAGATAATATTAGAGTTGAAATATTTAGCGAAATAAAAAATAAATTTTATAAGATGTATCCGGATAACAAAATAGGAGGTTTAAATGACACAGGGAATGAGAAACCCAAAAGCTGAACACGTTGATTTTGGTTTTTTAACAGGAGTTATTAAACAGAAACCAAATGTTCTTCCGGTTAATGTTGATATGCTCTATGAATTAAACGAGCATTTTTTAATAGCTGAATGGAAAAATGCAAATGAACAAATATCTCTTGGTCAAAAAATTGCACTGAAAGCGTTATCTAAACAACCAAAATTTATAGTATTAATTATTTATGGTATTTCTAATGAAGATGGTACAGTAGTAAATGAAATATATAAAGTCCAAGCAGACACATTGAAAAAAGTAGGAAATGGATTAAAAGATTTAATATCTTTGATACAAAAGTGGGCTGATTACGCTCAATCGTCATAATCTAAAGAATCTAAATAAATACTATCGACAATTAATTCAAGAACGCTGCCGTCATTAAAGTAAATAGTTAATGTATCTTCACCATAAGTAACATCAACATTGACTACTTCTTTGCCAATAATTCGCTCTGATATTTCATTGATATCCATTATTTCTACCTTATGCTGATAACCGAGTTTGATTTTGTCTCTGATTTTATCGAACTGCTGCTGCGTGACCACGAACCGCATGACATACATCTCCATCTTTGATAAGTTCTTGTATTAGATTTTTGAAATCCACGCTTGTTGAGATGATTGCTACCACAGGTCGGGCAGACCACTAAGGAGGTGTAGGAATTGTGGTTTATATACCCGCCCAACCATGGTAACAATTTATTATATAACATTTCTAAAAGAAGTGTATCTTGTTCGTTATATTTTTGCATTAATTTTCTAGCTTCAGTATCTTTTTTATCTACTGCATTCCATAAATCCATGCCGGAATGTTTTATCTTTGCGCCGATACCTAACTCTTGAGAAACATTATCTAGTTTGTTAGAAATAAATCTAAAGTTACGTTTTATTACACGAAGCAAATCAAGCTGTTTGTATGGGCTAGGAGGCGGCAATCCTTCTAATAAAAATTGCCTATTAAGTTCTTTCATGTCGAACGCTTGTCCGTTGTAATGACATACTACGTCAGCTTCGTCAATGAGTTTATGAATATGTTTAATCATACGTTTGTGAGAGGATACCCAGTCAGCATCAAAAATAATTTCATCTGAATCATTCCATTTAGCTGCCCAACATATCACAGAACCACGACTGATAATTTGATTCAAACTTGCGGTGATGTCATAAAGACCCCACGCCTTTATGACTGTTGCTTTTGTTTCTATATCAAGAAATAGTATTTTCAAAGGGTTTTACTCCCTCTTTGTCAATGATTAATGATTGTTTGCGTGGAGCATCAGTTTGCGTAAATGCAAGATGAACCCATCTATCAAACTCCAAAATAACTTGGTCATAATCTATATTAGATTCAACAATGGCTGCTACTATATCTCTCGGAGTGCCATAATTTGGCGATATAAAATCGATTGCTAATCCTTTTGTGTGTGCTGAGGTGTCTTTACTTCCAAGATGTCTATTAAGAGGTAAAGAACGATAACCACTGCTAATGAGCATAGGATATCCAAGTAAATCTCTGACATTCTCTAACTTTCCTGCTAAAAATATTAAATTATCCATAACTTCTGAATCAGGCGTATTATCAATATCTAGTCTTGTTGCCGTATCAGATTGTATTAATTCTTCTAAAGTAAAATGCGTTGTTAACTTCATTTAGTGACGCCTTTACTTTTTTCAAAACTTCTTAAGCCGCCGAGACCTAACATACCCATCAATACTGTCATTAATGAACCCATATCAAATGATGGGACAGGTAATGTAATATTAAAGATTGCTGCTGCAAATAACACAATAGGCTGTAATATAAAATGCCAACCTAATGCTAATGCACATATCCAACCACAAGCTGGTCGCCAACCAGCAACCCAAATAGAGCGATGGTTAGCTTCATTTTTATTTATATCTATTTGACCCATATTAGCTTCATGTGCGTGTTTTTGTGCCATTGTGGCTATCTCATGGGCTAACTTATTCTTTTGGTCTTTATCTTCAATAAACTTATCTAATAAACCAACAACTGGTCCAATTAATGACGCTAACATAAATGCTCCTTATATTTCATTTTCATCAAAGCCAAATTCATCGGCTATATGTTTTCGTAATTCTTTAAAATGTTTGTCATGTCTTAAATATGACTTGCCATATAAATGGTTCATCATATGTATCATCTCATGTATTACAGATTTTATCAAACTTGTTAAGAAGCGATGTCTTTCAGGACATACACCTATGGTATGTGGGTCAGGTGTATAAGATGCCATACAATCATCTTTAATGTTTAATATTTCAAACTCTATTTCATTAGATGATGGTAGTCCGGTGTTTCTAAAAACAGATGTATTTAATAACATATCATAAACAGCTTTGATAGTTTTTATATCTATTTTCATCTTCTATCTAATGGGTTAGTTGTAGCACGTTTAATGATATCAAGTTTATCTTCTACTGATTTTATCATTGTTTCTACTTCTGACTTGGTTGCTTCTGTTGTTGCTTTAAGTTCTCTTTGTGTTGATAAAGCGACTGCATTGCTTTCTTTTGCAAGCACATACGCATCAGCAACTTTTTCTTGTAGCCTAACATTGGTATTCAGTCCTTCCAACTGTCTTTCTTTTATTGCATCAACAGTTAATTGTAGTGTATTGATATTGTCCTCAATAACTCTGAACTTACCAGTTGCTTCAATAGTCTTTAACATCTTATTGTAAAATGTCACCCCTGCGTATCCGCTCCCAAGAACTATCGGAAAGAGAATAATAATAATCTTCGATATCGTTCCTTTTGAGAAGGTCAAGTTGAAACTCTCTGGTATCTGCATTTATTGGGAACTCCTGTATAATAGAAAATAGGTCTTCTAATGGAGGTTGGTAAAACTCCATTGGTTTATTTAAAATTTCTAATGAAAGGACAAGACCAAATCCATGAACAATCTCTTTGGAATTATCAACGACATTGTCTACATCTTGTTTAGACTCTTTCTCATTCCTGTCTTGTTTGTCTTGTTTTACTTCTTTGGTGCTATCAACCTTATCATCAGTGCTTGTATTAACCTTATCGTCAGGCTCGCTGAGTTCTTCTTGAACGATTGATTCTATTGTAGGTTCATTCGTCTGCGGTACATCTATTGTCGGTGCAGTTACAGACTCTATTGGCATGGGAGACACAGGACTTGTAGGGGATGTCACTGAAATTGGACTCACTGGGTCTGTAGTGCTTTGAGTGCATGAGTTCTGCGACTCTGACCAATCGCTCCATACTTCTGTGCCATATGGATTTGGGCATGAACTTATCCTCGTTTCAGTAATTTGACCATCATAGCCACTAGGACATTGTAACACCCTAGAATCAAATGAAGCAACACAAGTAGGAGGGTTAGGGGTACAGTTATCAGAAGTAGTCTGCCAATCTGTCCAGCTTGCTTGTTTGCAAACATAGGTTCTACTTTGTTGTATTCCTCCACTATAATTTGGGGGACAAGATAG